GTTTCTGGGAGAGATGATTGAAGGATTCTGCCGAATACAAAAAATAAGGCAGGGTGTCCAAAAGACTGCCATTAAGGTCCATTCAATATCACGGTTTTCTTAAAAAATTACTTGGAAAGCCAGCATTTACTTTTGACCCGTGGGAATTTGGGGACGGCTATCAGAAGAGAACGGCACTGTGGGGATACTTTAACGAGCCTATAAAAACACCGATTGAAATGACGGAAGAAGCCAAAGCCAAAACAAACAGCCATCTTCACACCCTCGGTGTTAAATTTGATTACTTAAAAAGCAAAGACATACACCCTGAACATTTTGGGAAATTCGACCGGCAAACGAGACGAAGTATCACCCCCCAAGGGTTTGCAAAAGCATTTTACGAAGCTAATTTATAATTACAAACCTAATAATTAAATAAGATGGAAGAAAAAATACAAAAAAACGATGTGAGTTATTTTGAATCAGGATTTAAAGCAGCTATGATAATTTTTGGAGGTTTTACAAAAGAAGAAGTGGAGCGAAAATTCTACTCTACAACGCTATTCCCTAATATGGTCAGGCATTGTTTGGCTCTTTATGATGTCGAGGAAAGTCATTCTTCTGGAGAAGAAAATATGTTAAATAATTTATGAAATCCCCCATGAATAAATCAAAGAATAATAAAGAGAGTTTAAGAAAAGAATTTCAAGATTTTGCCGATAGTATTATATGGTCGAACGATGATGGTAGTGAAAAATATATAGGCATAGGTAATATGTTTGACTGGTGGTGGAATAAATTTTCTCAAGCCCTCAAAGAACAAAGGTTAGAGCTGGAGGAGAAGATAGAAAAATCAAAGTATGTGTTTGATAGACCTAAAGAAGACTACCTGCCAGAAGTATATAAGCACTTGAAGTCAAAAAATGAAGCAAAAGACGACATCCTATCCCTTATCCGTAATAAAGAAGAGGAGTAATTAAAAGCTAACAAAGAAAAAGAATGAAAAAGAAAAATCCACACGCTTCCGCTATGGGAAAAACAAGATGGGAAAAGGTCTCAAAGAAAGAAAGGACAGCCTATTCTTTAATGATGCACGAGAAAAAAAGAGCTAAAAAAGAGGCTCTAAAAACTGGGGATAACTAACTTGCAAGCGTAAGTGTATATGTTAGGATATAAAGGTCGGGGAAAGGTTGGTTAAGGCTGAGCTTCTCCCTAGATACGGGCTAGTGTTATTAACCTAATACTTCTCGTCTTGCCACTCCTTATTAGGTGGTGGCAGGACAAGGAGAAAAACTTATGAAAAACCACGGTAAACAATATCTCGAAGAAAGAAGAGAAAGGATATTAAATCCAAACTTTCTTGAAGAGGATATAGGTGAATCGCAACCAATAAGCGGATTCACAAAAGTTTTGTTTTTTTTAATCATTTTAGGATTTGGGGTCGGTGCAATTTACGCATTAGTTAATGGCTTCATAGTCAAATAATATGATTTCGACAAAAAAACTAAACGAAAAAATAGCAGAGTATAGAAAACAAGGAATGATAGTCCCCGACATCTTTGAGGACATTATCGGAGAAGTACAAGCTGAACAATTAGCAGAAGAAGCAGATTGTCATGCAAGCCCAGACGACAGCTGTAATTGCGGAAACCATAAGGAAATATAATGGAATACTCAAACGAACCAGAATACGACTTCCGAGAAATGGAACGTCTAAACCAAATAGAAAGCTCAGAAGAAGCCTTTAATAGTTATAAAAGAGAAAATGATGAATAAATATAAATTACAAAACATTGAGAGAAAAACAACCTCAACAGGTAAGGCAATGCTTAAGTGTTCGGCTTTAGGAGAAGACCAAGTTATGCACGAAGGCGTTGCTATATGGTCTGACTTCCCTCGTTTCGCAGACCTTAAAGACGGAGACGAAGTAGAGGCAGAGATGGATATAAAACAAAACGGTCAATTTACAAACAAGTCTTTGAAATATCCTTCACCAGCCAAAACCAACGGACGAGGTAGCTACGGAATAAATAAAGCAATGGAAAAGAAAGAAGAATCTATCTCTAAATTCCAAACTAATAAGGAAGAATCAATAAAAATAAGCTCAACAATCAGAATGGCAGTTGATGTCGTTACAGCTATGGATATTAAAGAGCAAAATGCAGAAACAACTAAACAAATGATTGAAGATTGGAGAAGGTGGTTTTGGAAACATTGGTCAGACCCAGAAGACCCACAATATAGCGAGCCATTTTAACTATGATTTGTCCACACTGTAACAAAGAAACAGGGCAGAGGACTGAATCACAAAATAATTATGAAAGAAATTTGGAAACCAATTAAAAATTTCAAGAATTACGAAATAAGTAGTTTAGGAAGATCGAGGAGCCTTATTAGATTTAGACGTGGGCAGAGCCGAAGTGGTAAAGAATTTTACTACCAGAGTAAAACAATTATATTGGAACCGATACTGAAAAGTATTGGTTACATTCAATACACAATGAGAGACAATTCAGGGAAAGACCGTTGTGTTCTTGCCCACAGGTTAGTGGCTGAAGCTTTTATACCAAATCCAGAAAATAAACCCCAAGTTAATCACAAGAACGGTAAGAAATATGATAATAAACTGGAAAATTTGGAATGGTGTACTGCTAGCGAAAATGGCTTGCATGGCTATAGGGTTTTGGGTTATCAAGCATGGGTTAAGGGGAGGTATGGTAAAAAACATCCAACGTCAAAACCAGTGATACAGAAAACCATAGAAGGGAATCTTGTTAAGAGGTGGGATTGCGCCTTAGACGCTGTAAAAACGTATGGATTTGATAGCGGTTCAATTACTCGCGTTTGCCAAGGTAAATATAGGCAACATAAAGGATTTATTTGGAAGTATGCTTAAATGCCCTCATTGCAAAAAGGAAATAAATAATTATAGAACTCAAACACAATCGAATGCTTTACATTTACTTTTTAAGCAGACATCAGATATGTGTATCGAAAAAGGTATTGATATGCGAGAGATAGTTAGAGAAGAAGTACCGATTGATTGCACACCAGAGAATATAAAATGGTTATGGAAACTATTACAAAAGGCAATGCTAGGCAAAGAAAGCACTACCAAACTAAGCAAACACCAAGAAATAGACCGAGTTTACGACCAACTAAACAAGATTTTAATTGAAAGGACAGAGGGCGAGATCTCGCTTCCCCCCTTTCCTTACGATGAAGAAAAAGCTAGAGCTTTAATTAAATAAATTAAGAATATGAACTACAAAACCCAAGAAGGCAGAGTGCTTCAGGTTTTAAGAGAAAAACAAGGCGGTTGGGTGAATAAACAATTCTTTATCAGGGATATGTTCCTAACACAAGCAGGACGTGCAATCCACACTTTAGAAAACAACCCAGAATGGAGAAAGGAATATCAAGGTTACAAGATTGAACACAGTGATTTTACAGACGAACATGGATTTAAGTCATACCGTTTGATTAAGGAAAAGGGACAGGTGGTTTTACCTTTTTAATAGAAAGTAGTATAATTATAAGAAATTATCATTAAAACTATAAAATTATGGAAACAGAAACAACTCCAACTCCAGAAACCGAAGAAGAAACTATTGAAGAATAAGCTAAATAATTATGCTTAAAATTTCAGATTTTAATACAAGAAAAGACCTAGAAACTCATATAGTTTCTACTTATGGTAGGACTACTGACCTCAAAGACGATACTATTGAAGCTACCGCCGAAGAACTTAGAACATTCAAACTAAGACACGGGGGGAGAGTATGGGGCGTACCAGTAATCGCTACTGATTACGAGCCAAAACCAGCTAAAAATAAATTAAGCAGAGGAGAAGTCAAACCTAGCGTTATTAACGGTTTAATAAAGAGTAAGAATAAGAAGAAAAAGTAAAAATGCAATCAACAAAGGTAAAAACAGGTAATGAAGCTCGCAAAGCTATTATCAAGGGAGTAAACGCTATTTACGACCCAGTAAAGCTCACTATTGGTCCAGCAGGAGGTAACGCTTTGATGTATAGGACGTATTCCCGTGGCCCCCGCGTAACGAACGATGGAGCCACAATCGCCGAAGTAATCGAACCTAAGAACGAATTTGTAAAAATAGTAGCTGACGCTTTTAAGGAAGCCTGTAAGAGAACTAACGAACTGGCAGGAGACGGAACAAGTGCCACAACTGTCATTGGTGGTCATCTTTTAAATAAAGTATTTGAAAAAATAGGAGAGCAAGGAGTAATCGGTGGACAATCGGGGGACGTAATGAAGATACGAAAGCAACTCTTTGAAGAAAAAGCCCAAGTAATTCAAGCTATTAAAGAAGTTTCAAAGGAAATTAAGTCACAAGACGAACTAACTAAAATCGCCACTGTCTCAATGGAAGACGCTCTAATAGGAAAACTGGTAGCAGAAATGGCGTGGGAAGTAGGAATAGAGGGATATATTGACGTAGTAGAGGGCTTTAAAGGAGAGATCGAACACGAGGTTATCAAAGGTATGCGTTTCCCTGCAAAAGTCCCCGGCAAAGCATTCGTCAACAACCCTGCAAGGTATGAAATGGTCATGCAAGATGTACCAATTATCCTTACAAACTACGCTTGTGACTCAAGAAATGAAATAGGAAACCTAGCCAACAAGATATTCACTGAAACAAAAGGAACGAAACTGGCTATCCTAGCACCATCATTTTCCACAGAGGTACTCTTAGAGTTCATCAATGCTATTAAAAAGGGATACATGATTTACCCTGTTAAAGTACCCTCACTTAGAACAGAACAATACGAAGACATCGCCGCTTACGCTGGAGCTAGATTCATTAACAAGGACAAAGGAGACAATCTAAACACTGTGTCATTAGTTGACTTAGGATTCTTTGAAAGATTTATTGTAAAGGACATTGAAGCCAGAGAAGACGCTATTGCTACAGGTGGAAAGGGTGAAAAGACTGACGAGGTAAAGAACAGAATCGAAGAACTAAAGAAGCAAAGAAACGAAAGTGGAAAGCTAAGTCAAGGACAAAAAGCTCTGATTGATAGAAGAATAGCCTCAATGGCAAGCTCTGTGGGAATTATCAGAGTAGGCGCACCATCACAAGCCGAAGGACTATACCTAAAACTAAAGATTGAAGACGCAGTATATGCTTGTAAGGCGGCGTTAGAGGAAGGATATGTTAAAGGAGGAGGACTATGCCTAAAGGAAATAGCTGAAAAACACCCTGACTTTTTACTCTCTCAATCTCTAATTGCCCCATATAACCAAATCCAAGAAAACGCAGGAGAAGAACTAAAGATAGGAAAAGACATTGTAGACCCAACTAAAGCTATAAGACTTGCAGTAGAACACGCTGTCTCGGTAGTAGCACAACTCTCAACTGTAAAGATAATCATTCCTGAATCAAGAGACGAATCTCCGGCAGAAGGTTATAACAACATAGCAAGGGCAATACTCCGAGCATCAGAAAAAGAAAATAACGCACCAGGGGAAGACGATTGGGATAGAGACATAGAAGAAGCATTAAGAGATAATGGGTAAAAAATGGCGAGACCAACAATTTACACAGAAGAATTAGCAAAAAAAATCCTAGACCGTATAGCGGAAGGAGAGAGTGTTCGCTCTATTGCAAGAGATGATGATATGCCTAATAAGTCAACCATATTCGATTGGGCACTGTATCATGAAAAGTTTTCCGACCAATACGATAAAGCCAGAGATATAGGAATGGAAGTAAGAGCAGAAGAAATAGAAGATATTGCCGAAACAATGGAAGATGTGCAGAGAGCTAAGCTAGTAGTAGATACAAAGAAATGGAACATGAGTAAACTCAAACCTAAAAGATTTGGAGAGAAAGTAGACCATACCTCAGGAGGTAAACCAATTCCTCTACTTAATTTAAATGCCATACTACGAGACAACAGCAACTCAGAAGATAGCGAGACTGAGGAAAAAGGTTAGAGCAGTTCAAGGCGGAACTTCTGCTTCAAAGACAATCTCTATTCTCATCATTCTTATTTCTCTAGCTCAAACAGACGAAGAGCCTACTTTAACAAGTGTGGTAGCCGAGTCTTTGCCTCACCTTAAAAAGGGAGCATTGAGAGACTTTCAAAAGATAATGAAAGAACATAACTACTGGAAAGAGTCTCAGTGGAATGCTACGGATAAGATATATACGTTTGAAACAGGAAGTCAGATGGAATTTTTCGGTTCAGATCAACCAGAGAAACTACGAGGAGGAAGGCGAGACAGAGGTTTTATGAACGAGTGTAACAATATGTCCCTTGAGTCTTTTGATGAATTTGAGGTTAGAACTAAAGAATTTGTATATTTAGACTGGAATCCAACGATTGAGTTTTGGTTTTATGACGAGGTAAAAGGAATGAGGGACGATGTAGACCACTTAATCTTAACTTACAAAGACAACGAAGCCTGTCCACCAGAAATTGTCTCCTCAATCGAACAAAGAAAAAACAGGGCTGGTTGGTGGAGAGTGTATGGTTTAGGACTCTTGGGAGAAGTAGAAGGGAGGATATATACAGGCTGGAAGGTTATAGACGAGGTTCCACATGAGGCAAAAATCGTTAGATATGGGTTAGACTTTGGCTATACTAACGACCCAGCCGCCATAATTGCCCTGTATTCTTACAATGGAGGATATATTCTTGACGAGATTTGTTACCTTAAAGGACAATCTAATAAGAATCTAGCGGACATCATTTTGAATGAAGAAAACCCTGCTATTGTAGTAGCTGATAGCTCAGAGCCTAAGAGTATTGATGAAATTAAATCTTATGGAGTAAATATAATCGGAGCTAGAAAGAAAAAGGACACTGGTCCACATAAGACATACAATCGCTGGGCTATAGAGAAAGTCCAAGACCAACAAATGTCTGTTACGAAACGCTCGGTAAATGTCCTAAAGGAATATCGTAATTATTTATGGATGACCGATAAGGAAGGCAAGATACTCAATGACCCCGAGGATATAAACGACCACGCAATGGATGCGATTAAATACGCCATTGTTTCAATAGTAAATCCTGAAAAGAAATCAGTATCAGTCCAAAAACCAATATGGCAAGGCTACAACAAACTAACACCTGAACATAAAAAGTCTGGTGGTGTTAAAGTGTATAACAAAATTAGTATTACAAAATAAAATATGGTATACTATATGTAAATAATCTCGAGCTGTTGCGTAATCTCAGCAATTAAATTTGATTGGAGAAATTTACGATAAGAAAAATTCAATTTCAGGTTATCAACCTAGTGAGGATGTCGTTCGACTAACAGGTAGAGTAAAGCGTGCTTATAACGATGGTTATGAGATTCTTCATCGTACATACGAAGAACTTAATAACATGAGCGTAATCTCTCGAATGAATCGAGACCAGAGAACCTTTAACTCTTTTGTAGATGAAAGCATAGAAGACCCAAGAGAAGCGTGGAAATGGAGAGGCACTAGAAGCATGGCTAGAAATAGGACTATGGCTATGCACGCTCACCTTACCTCAAGCTATATCGTCCCTAACGTCTTTGCACAAAACGATAAAGACGAGTCTGACGAAGAAATGGCGGAAATCTCAAGAGACTTACTGGAATGGATGACAATAAACTCTAACTACCGTTCTTCTTTCCTCCTTGCGACAATGGGAATGCTTGTTAATCCCGTGACTTATATGTCCGTAGACTACCGAGAAGTAATGCAGAAAGTGAAGATGCGAACCGAACAAGGCTGGGAAAAGAAAGAAATCATTGATGATGTACTATCAGGACTAGACACAGAAGTACATTCAGCAGACCAGATTTTAATAACAAATGCTTACGAGCAGAACATTCAAAGACAAAGAACTATCATCAAAAGGCGTTTTGTAGAGTATGAAGAAGCCGAAGCTCTCTATGGCGACCACGATAACTGGCAATATGTAAGTCCTGGTGTGAAGTCAATCTACAACGAAGATGATGGGCTATTTTATGATGTTAAAGAAGATGACAGCACTACCTTAGTTGAAATAGCTTGTGCTGAATCAAGACGAGACGATTCAGGTGTAGCTTTCGTCAATGGTATTTACATGGGAGATGATGATGTGGAAATGAATCCTATTAAGCATAGAGACCACCGAGGAGCACCTAAATACAACGTCACACCTTTTGGATATGAAAGAATCAACGAACACTTTTTCTACTACAAATCTCTAGTTAATAACATTGGCTGGGATCATAACCTATTAGACGCACTGTACGAAGTAACGATGAATAAGGAGATTATGTCTCTATTACCTCCAGTGGCTATCTCTGGTATAGACCAAATAGATACTGATATTTCAATGCCCGGAACTGTTGTAGCATTTGAGAATCCTGATGTTAATGTGAGAGAAATCTTCCCACAGAATAATAACGCTTCGGGGTACAACGCTATGGCTAGTGTGGAAAACTCTCTCAAAGAAGCCTCAATCTCTGATACAAAAATGGGTCAACTCCCACAAGCCTCTCAAAAAGCCTTCTCAGTGGCTCAAGCCGAACAGAACGCTCAAATATTGCTAGGAGCTGTAGGAAAGACTCTAGGACAGTCTGTGGCTCATTTAGGACAACTTATGCTAGATATTGGAGTCAATCACCTTACAACAGCTCAAGTAGACGAAATAACAGGGGATATAAACTACAGAAACTTTGTCCTTGAAGACCAGAAAGTAAATGGCAAGAAAATGAGCAAAAAGATAATCTTTTCTGAATCTTTAAATGGAAAGAGTATGTCCGAAGAAGAAAAGGAGCGAAGGTCTATTGAACTCTTAGAACAAACAGGCTATCCAAAGATGAAAGAATCAATCGCTATGGTTAATCCCCACCTATTCTCCAAGAGAAAATACATGGTACGAGTAGAACCAGACACAATGATTCCAAAAAACCAAGCTTTTGAGCAAGCAATGGACCAAGAAATGTACACACTTCTAAGACAAGACCCAATGATTCAACCCGAACAACTGATACGAGACCTATTGGAAGGACGAAAGAAAAACCCTGATAACTATATTGTTGAAGCCCCACAGCAAAATCCCGAAGAGATTATGGGGGCAACACCACAAACGCAGGCTGGAGCTCAAGCTAGAAGCCAAGCACTAGCCCCTGCACAGGTCGGCATGGTGTAATACCAAAATGTGTTATAATTTATTAATTAAAAGTAACTAATCACAATATGTTCATAGGAAAATACAAACTTGAATATCAACCAAAGATTGACCGAGCTATCCAAGCTGTTGGTACAGATGAGAAAGCAATTCTCATTGAATATGACAGACTAGGAGGCTACATTACCTTAAATGGTGAAAAGGTTAAGAATGGCTCTTTTTGGGACTACAAAGCAGGTATTGCTAGAATCAAGCCTGAAGTAGTAGTAATCAAGAAAGCTAGAGCTGCTACCGAAGAAAAGGTTGTTGTTGAAGAAGCTGAAGAAGAAAAGCCAAAGAGAACTACTAGAAAAGAAAAATAGTCGATTTTATTAAAAGTAATTTAGATTAAAGAATGCTTAGAAGAAAATACCTATCTAGTGCTAGAGCATCTGCTCCAAGAGCTGGAACTTCTGCTAGAAGAGTGAGGTCATCTGTTGCGCCTAGACCATCTACTTCAGTTGCTCCTAAAAGAGCGACAAGAACAGCTGCTAAAGGTGCGATAAGAAGAAGAAGATAACCTTATGACAAGGTTTAGTTCATTTATAATAGAAAAACTGGGAGGCTACGCCACGATAGAAGACGCTATCGAGGCAATAGACTCCAAAGAAGATAAGCACGCTATTCTAACTAAGGCAGTAGCTCATTGTTTCAACACTGTTGGAGATAACGACATTCTCAAACAAACTGGAGGACAATGGTTATATCAAGGAAGAATACTAACGGAAGAAGAAATCAAGCAAATTCAAAGTGAAGCCGCTACATTTCGCAAATTCCGTCTGTATGAAATCTTAAATGCCGAAGTAAAATATCACGCCGCTTACAAGATGTACTACAAATCGCAAACTGTAGATGACCTTGTAGCAGCTAAAATGATTGAATATGTGTGGGATATTATCAAAACCAAGTTAAAAAAGTTATCGTAGGTGGTTTAGACCGGTACTAGAATCGACCCTAGTGCCATTCCAAGCCACTTACGGCTACTCCACAGCGTAAAGCTGATGTCGCAAGACTTATAAATAATCCACGGCGTAAGCCGATGACGTAATGTCTAAAACAGAAGAAGCTCAGACTACTGGAGATGAACAAGTAGATGCAACCGAAGAAGAAACCCAAGAGGAATCAACCGAGGAAGCTCAAGAATCAACTGAAGAAACCCGAGAGGAATCTAAAGACGATTCACAGAACATTGACTACAAAGCTATCTTAGAAGAAGAACGCAAAAGGCGGGAAGCTGCAGAGAAATCTGCTTCTGACTATGCTTATAAGCTCCGCAATCAAAAGCGAGAGGAGAAAGGTGAAGAAACAGAGGAGGAATCCGATGAAGACGCACCTTTAACCAGAAAAGAGCTTAAAGAAGCCTTGCAAGGTTTTTCTCAACAAAATGAGAAAGTACAGCAAGAAGTCCAAGCCAAAACCTTAATCAAGCAATACACTTCTAATGAAGACGAAGCCGAAGCTGCCTATGAGATGTGGAAACACCGCATTGTACCCACAGGCAACTTACAAGCAGACATTATGTTTGCAATAGGCGGACTCAATCATAAAAGGGTATTAGCTACGAACGAGGAATTAAAGCGTTCTTTAGCTAGCAAGGATACTAAGAATCGTGATGCTTCTGGTACACACAGGAAATCCAGCTCATCTGAAAACAAAACAAGCGGTGCAGACGCACAGGCTTTAAAAGCTTCAGGTATGAAATGGCATACTGAAAAACAGGTGTACACCAAGAAGCTAAAGGATGGTAAAACATTCTATTACGACCCTAAGACACAAAAACGCTGGAAAGAATAGACTCTGTAGTCAAGATTATTAAAAACTAAATCTTGACACAAAATGGCAAAATTCAACTTACGAGTCGTTGGTCCATCCAAGAACAAGGAGTACAACACTGACGCTAACTCAACTGACATTCTTGTCGGAGAGCCTGTAAACCTATACGGTACTTACACCTCTGGAGCAGCTTCAGCTAACTACGCCCTTGCTCTTACTGATGGAAAGCCGGTTATCGGCACCGACTCATTTGCAGGTATTTGCTCCAAAGGAAGCGACCACACTGCATCTGTAGACGGAAAGGTTCTCGTAGCACGCCCAATTCCAAACTTCACTGAAATTTGGGGAAAGGCAAAATCCACCGCAGCAGTAGACACTGCTTCAGAATTACTCGGTATCTTGGGAGACGTTGTATTGTTTGACTTAACTTCAAGCGTATACACAATCGACCAAGCAGCAGCAGCAGATACATCTGGTCTTCGAATCGAAGACGGTAACACCGCCAAAGGAGAACTTGGCGTTATTGTTGATGCCCGAGCTATGCGAAATGACGTTTCCTAATAGGAACTGAATTATTAACTTAACGATTTAACACTATGTACACAGGAGGACATACAGGAGGTCTGTCAGATGATGCCGTAAAAACAGCTATTGACGCTGTTATGTACGAAACTGAGGCAGAACGCTCAACTCAACCTTCCTATGTAGGTGCTACAAATGGTTCTTTCTTCAAGCAAAGCACAATCGACCAGCGAGCATTCATCTGGGATGAAGACGCAGGCGTGCCAAACCTCGATGAGGTAAACGAACAAGAAGAAGTACCAACTGTAAACACTTTCATTGGAAATAAAACTACTATTGAATTAACTAAGAACATGAACGACCTTCCTGTTTCTTGGGAAGCATTCACAGTAGGACCAAACGGAGCTAATAAACAAGCTCAAATTGGACGACAAATTGGTGATGCAGTAGTTAGAACTAGAGACCAAAAAGCTATGGTTAGAACTTACGGAGATGCTTTTAATGGTACTTACTACACAACACCAGACGGCGATGCATTAGCGTCTTCATCACACACTACTCTCCGAGGAGATACAGTGGACAACGAAGAAACTGGAGCATTGTCACCAGACACACTTTGGAACACATTTGTTTCTCTACAGACTCAATTGGGTCAACACGGAGAAGTGAATGGTTACCTTCCTTCAGCTGTGCTTACTTGTGCAACACAATACAAGCACCTAAAGGAGATAATGAACTCTGAAGCTATTGCTGACTCAGCTGAAAACAACCTAAACATTTTCGATACAGATTATGGACAGGTTGCTATCGGACAGTCACCATTCCTAAATTCCGCAGCGGACTCAGGAACTTACAAAGCTACTGCAGTTCACGTTGTTTCAAGACAACATCAGATTCACCGAAAGGTTTACGCTGATTACTCATCTGAAATGATTGAACCAAAGTACACAAGAACTCATTCATGGGTTTACCGATATATGTTTGACGAAATTTCCTTCCCAGGAAGCTGGTCTGGATATGTTGGTTTGAGAGGAGCTTAATTATTACTAACTAACACTAATCAAAAAATGAGTAAATCAAATGTATTCATTGGAGCGATTGCGGGGCTAGCTTTGCTTCTTTCCGTAATCGGGTTGGTTGGTGGTAATAATCAATCAACAGAGCTCTTAGGAGGTTCACGTTTTCAAGGAGGTCTTAGCACTGGCGATACCGCTCCTAGTGCCGGAGACTTGATAGTATCTGACGATATTGATCTGGAAGCAGCCGCTTTCTGTATTGATTTCCACGCTACTTCAACTGATACCGTTTTAAGCTTGACGGCTTCTTCTACCGCTACTCTTGGTGGCGATATAGTAACAGAGGGAGGCGTTATGCTTTTCAATTACGGTTCTTGTCAGTAACCTCTGTCGTGCTCCCAAGTTTGCATTCTTGGGGGCACAATCAGGGGCTACTGAATTAAAAATTTAACTAAATAACACAATGGCACAATTAAGAGATGATAATAGTTACGCATATATCGCAACAGCTACTACTACTCAAGTTAGAACTGGAGCAGGTAGACTACATAGAATCGTGATAGGCGAAGACGCCGCAGGTTCAATCAAAATAATTGATGGAACATCAGGCTCAACTACTAACCTAGCGGAATTAGAGGCTTCAATGCCTGTCGGTTCTTACGAGTTTAACTGCAAATTTGCAGCTGGACTTAGGATTATAACTGCAGGCGCAACAAAAATAACAGTAGTATATTCAATAGGATAATATGAGCTACACAATCCAAAGTTTAGAGGAACACTTAACAGCAATGGGTCACGGCTCAACGCTGGCTAAGATACGCAACAAATACGCTCTCTATGAGCGAACAGCTAATACGGTCATGAGTAAAATTGACCCTATTACAACAATGCGTATTCAACCTCTAACTGAGATTGTGCATGACGATATATATGACTACTCGCTACCGGACGACCACAAGAAACCGATTGACTTAATCCCTCAAGACGAAAGAACGATAAACGACATTGCTTCGAGGCAATACGCAGGGAACTTTGACTTAAAAAAAGCTATTGCAAATCAACAAATATCCATAGAGGGAAAGGACGGTACTAAAATACTTAGAGTCAACTGGAAAACCAAATCACCAAAAGTAGTACATCAATTAAACTCTTTAACTGCTGACGGAACAGTGGCAGTCGTAGGCACAGCTTCTAACCTTACTTTAGATACGATTTACAAGTATTCGGGCTCTGGTTCAGCACGCTTTGACGTGGCAACTACTGGAGACGGGATTAAAATCACTGACTTTACAGACCTAGACCTAGAAACATGGGACGAAATAGCGGACTTTTGGGTAAGAGTATATCTACCTAGTACATCGGGTTTAACTTCAATCACAGGCAATTGGGGAGATGATTTAACTACAAACTACTGGACTTCTACCGCTCAAACGGCTCAAGCAGACGGCACAGCTTTCAAAACAGGCTGGAACTTAATCAAACTACCTTGGAGCAGTGCAACGGAAACAGGCACAGTAATACCAACAGCCATAGACGAATTTAGTCTTACTTTCACAGTAACAGGAGCAAAGTCAGACATACGAGTAGATAACATCACTGTATCAGTCGGACGACCTTTTGACTGGAAGTACTACTCAAGCTATCTATTCCAAACTTCGGCAGGAGTGTGGATAAAACAACCGACCGCTTCATCTGATGTTTTACTACTAGACGAAATGGGGCTAAACATCTTCTTAAACGAAGCTCTGATAGAAATGGCTCAACAAATGGAAGGCGAAGATAGTGCTTTTGATATATCAATTGCTCAAACAAGACTAAACGGAGACGGAAGCTCACCAGACCCTATTTTAAGAATGGGGCTATATGCTAATTATCGAAGTGAATATCCTTCACAAAGCAAAAAGGCAAAGACCAGTTATTATTCACCACCTAGATTTAGATGAGCAAGAACTTCAATACAATAGACGAAACTCTGGAATACTCAACCGCACCTGACCAGACTAACACTGATCCGAGGACTCTTATCGCTGGCTCTAAAAACGTCCTTATCAACCGACAACGAAAAGTGGTGACAAGAAACGGCTTTACTAGACTAGGTGACGCTAACTCCGCTTTAACAGGTGTAAGACAATCATTAACTTGGGGAACTTCATCAGGAACAGAACTAATGCTTAGAATTTACGATGATGAACTAGAAGTGTACTTAGAGACTGTAGACGGAGAGGAATTGAATGACTGGTACAGAGTAGCAGACGGCTGGAGTACCACAGCTCTACCAAGATTTGCCCCATGGTATGACGATGCAGAAGTCATTGATGTACTTCTTTCAGTATGGGGTGATGACAATATTTATGAATGGAATGGAGCTGTAGCAGTAGTAGAAAGTGCTGATGGGACTTCTATAACTAAAGAGGGTACTTCCACTTGGGCTCAAAACAGATTTTACACAACAGGGAACAAGACCTTAATAAATCCACGAACAGGAAACGAACACACTTACACAGGAGGCGAGGGAACAGATACTTTAACAGGACTAAATAACATCACAGACATTCAAGCTGGAGATGTACTTTTCCAAAAGGTAGTAACTACAAGTAACAAACCAGAAGCCGACAGAAACAATCACACTATCTTCGTCTGGCAAAACCAAGTGTGCGTAGGAAGTGATGATGATGAGGAAGTGTATGTTTCGGCTAATGACGACTACACTGACTTTGCTTTCTCTGCTCCAAGAGAACCGGGCGAGGGAGCTACTCTAACCCTAGACGACACTGCTAAGGGGTATGGAGAATTAAACGACAAACTTATTGTCTTTGCAGGTAAAAGCTCAATGTATGAAGTAGAGCCAACTGAAATAACAGTAGGAAGTGTTTTGACCGAAACCTTAAAGGTTAAAAAGTATCAAGCAGGTACTAATCAATCAGCTCAATCACAAGAGACAATCGTACAAATCGGACAATCTATTATCTACCTATCTTTTGAACCAGCTATTAGGGAACTGGTAAGTTTAAGCGAAATTGAGGGAGGCTCACAACCAAGAACACTATCTAATCCAATCAAACCGGACTTTGACGCTGAAACTTGGTCTAACGCTAACGCAGTGTGGTACAAAAACGCTTTTTACTTATCTGCTCCTACTAACGGTAGAATTTACATATTAGAATATGTGGAAGACGCTGACGGTAAGCTTCGTAGGTTCTGGCAACCACCACAAATCATGTTTATTCGCCCATTTTCAGTGTTTAGCGGGCTTTTATACGGACATTCGTCTGTAAACCCAGAAACATTCAAATTATTTGATACTGATGCTTTCTCTGATGTTAATTCAGATGATGAAAAAATGGCAATCCACGCTGTGGCTAAATTTGCATATAGGAATTATGACGAAAGAGTTTTGGAAAAAACTTTTGACGAACACTTCACCGAAGGGGAAATTTCTCCATCTACAAAGATAGATTTAACCTTAAATTACGATTACGGAGGTCACAAACAACAAATAACGAAAGTGATTGATGGTACTGACCTAGATATTTTGTTAGAAACTTTAGCAAGTACATCGTTAGGACAACAACCTTTAGGACAGTCTCCTTTAGGGGGTTCTCTGAATGTCCCTGAAAATACGGCTAAGTTTAGGGTTATTTTTGAGATAGCGAGAGAGGATTTTACAGAAATGCAAGAAATTTACGAGACTAATGATGTTGATAAGTATTGGGCAATTATAAGCAGGGGAGCTAATGCCCAGCTCTCCAGAAGGCAAAATGTAACAATTAAAAAATAATGTTAGAACAAATACAAGCAACAATTTTATCAATAGTAATAGCAATCTCAGGTTTCTTAGGAATTGGACAACCGACTCAAATTCCAATCGAGACACCTGTTGATAACAACCCTGTCGTAGAGTTATCTACTGAAGAAGAAATAATACTCGGCTCTACAAAGAACATCGGAGGACAAACGTATACGGTAGCTGGTTCTGGAGTATCTTCTTCGGCTACGTCTATAACATTAACTTCTCTGACAATTCCACAAACAGGATATAAAATACAAGACTCGGATCTCTCAACGACTTTCTATGTCACGCTAGAACCAGGGTCAAGGTCAAGACAAGAATTTGCTTCATGTACCACAGTAACTCAAAACGCTGATGGTACGGCAACCCTTTCAGGTTGTGTAAGAGGTCTACTACCTTTCTCTCCTTATACAACATCAGCAGATTACGCTTTCTCTCATTCAGGAGGTACATCTTTAATCTTTTCTGACCCACCACAACTCTTTGAACAATATGGAGCTTTAGCCAACGATGAAGAAATAACAGGAGCGTGGACGATTACGACAGCTCCAACGGCTGCTGACAGCTTGGCTACAAAGCAATATGTAGACGATAACGTAAACGGAGGTACAGTATCTTTTGACCAGATAATCGTAGCTGGAACAGCAGGAGAGCCTATAAGTGAGGGAGAGATACTTTACTTCGACACTATCCAAAACGAATGGATGTTGGCTAGTGCTACAACCACAGCTTCATCGACTGCCGTAATGCTAGGTATTGCTCAAGGAGGTGGATTAGACGGAACTAATATTTCTAACGGAGTCTTACTAAGAGGACTAGATACAACCAACGCAGGAGGTACAGCAGGAGATGTTGTCTATCTTTCAGACACAGAAGGAGCAACTTCTACTTCAGCCGGAACGGTTCAGAAAACTCTTGGAATAATTAAAGACTCAAATGGATTCTATTTTAATCCTAGCTTTCAAGACTATGCTGAACTAACAATAGACAATACTTTCTCAGGAGAAAATACATTTTCCGCAACTACAACATTTACTGGTGGTACTGTTTTTGACGAATCCATAACAGGACACGCAAGCTCAACTTATACAGTTTATACTTCAGACACTCAATGGACTAAACCAGATGACTTTGAATACATTATGGTTGAGGTAGTGGGTGCTGGTGGAACAGGAGGAAGTGGAACCGATACTCAAGGGGGTGGCGGTGGCGGTGGAGGAGCTTATGGAAAAGAAATGTTTTTAGCTTCTGAACTTTCCGCAACCACTTCAGTAAACATAGATATTGGAATTACTACTGGCCAAAGCTCTGATTTTGGAGATTTGTGTACAGCGTCTGGAGGTTCAGCCGCTTCCACAATAACTCCTGCTGCAGGTGGTACTGCAACGGGGTGTGATTTGAATATCACAGGTCAAGGAGGAAGCGGAGGAAATGGTGGTACTAACGGTGGCGGTGGTGGTGTGGGAGGTAGTTCGGTTTTAGGTGGAGGTGGAAAAGGAGGCGGTAATAATGCGTCTGGAGGTGCTGGTGGTAATTACGGTGGTGGCGGTGGCGGTGGAGGCCACGATGGAACTGGAGGTGGAGGTGGTGCTTCGGGCGGAGCAGCTGCACAAGGTGTCGTTATAATCCAAGTCTTTTACTAAACAATCATTATGGCAAAAATAGAATCAGTAGAAGTACAAAATCCAGACGGCTCTACATCAAGAGTACAGGTGGGCTCTAAAGCATACGACCGCAGACTAGCTGCTGGGGGTACTATTTTATCTGGTTCAGGTACGAATATTAAAACCTCACAAATGGCGGTCAAACAGACTAAACCTGTATCAGAAGTGGGTGTCATATCCTCAAATCAAGGACTCCAAGCCGTACAAACAGCACAGGAAAAAGAAGCTCAACTATCTCCCCTTTTCCAAGGTATAGATAAAGAGGGGAAACTGTTTGACATAGAAGCTACGTCTTCACAAGAAGCCCTTAAAGACCCACGACTAGCAGAGGGTTCTGGCGTACAACAAAAAGACTTTACTACTTTTATAAATCCCGAAACTGAACAGGAACTCACACTTGAAGGAGACGCTAATACTCCTCAAAAACGCTCTGAACTAGAATCTCAAGGCTATCAAATGGCTGAAGGAACTCTTTCCGCTGAAGAAGACAGCCCAGAAGTACAACAAGCACAAGACGAACTAGACCAAATAACACAAGAAATAGACTCTTACAGAAGAAAGATGATGAGTCTACTGATGTCTGACTCTGACTTACAAGGAGAGCTAAACTCTATCTCCAACTCTTTCGATGCCCAACAGGAAGAAATGAGAAGGATAAACGAGAACAGAGTAAAGTCTATAAGGACAATGGGAATACGTTTAGGCTCACGCTACACAGGAGGTTCAGGAGGACCTATGGGTTCTATCATAGCCGAGGAGCAAAGACAGGGAATAGCTCGAATTGCTGAACTGGAAGCTGCAAAACAGGCGGCACTTATGGGAGCTAAAAAAGCTGCTAAAGAGTTTAATATGCAACTTTACACAAGCGAAATTAACAGAGCAGAAAAGGAACAGGATAGAAAACGTGATGAGGTTGAGAAATTAAAAGAAATACAGAGAGAAAGAGAAGCAGAGTTACAGGCAGAAGCACAAGGATTGCAAATAGAAATGTCTGTCGCAAGCTTTGTTAAAGAAGGAGTGACTGACATATTTTCCTTACAAGCACTTATGCCAGATGTAAGACTGGAAGAAATACAAAGAATTGTAGATATAGTGAATCCATCATCAAACTTAACTGGGCTATCAACAGACTATCGAACTTATAAGGCAATGATTGAAACTGGTGAAATATCAGCAAACTCTACCTACCCTGACTTCTTAGCAATGGTGGCTAACGCTAAACGAGCACCAAAAAGTGGTGGGGGAGGTGATGATGACGGAACTTTCGACTCTCCATGGGGTGATAAAATATCTTCAGATACTCTCAATATAAT